GAACTCGTTTGGATCACAACCAATGGGCAGCGGAAATAGCTTTGGAAGCGTATCTCAGCCCCAAGTTATCACAGGCTTTGGAGGCAAACCAGCCCCAGCACCAGCCCCACAACCAGAACTATAAATGAACTTTATACTAAGTATGTTGTCTGACGGTATCAACGCTACCGTTTCCAGTAAAAGAGTAGTTACACTATTAGCATTTCTAATGTGTGCAGTTGGTTTTATTGCTATGGTGTGTGGTTACTCAATAGATTCAAAGATTTTTGATTCTATGATGTATATTGTGATAGCAGGCTTAGGTTTTACAGCATCAGAAAAATTCACTAAAAAGGAATAAAAATGAAATCAGTAGTATTATCCATCGCTTTATTGTTCGGCATGTCAACAGCAGTTTATGCTGAGGCTGAAAAAACAAAAGTATGTGTAGATGTGAAAGATAAAGAAGGCAAGCCTGTTAAGGATGCCAAGGGTAACGTTAAACAGAATTGCAAAGAAATGAAAGTACATAAGAAACTTGAAGGCACAGAAGTTCCTGTGAAAAAGTAATGGCATATTCTGCCAAAGTTTTAGATCATTATGAGAATCCCAGGAACGTCGGATCTTTTGATAAGACTGATGCTAGTATTGGTACTGGCATGGTTGGCGCACCTGCCTGTGGAGATGTGATGAAACTTCAAATTAAAGTAGAGAATGACGTTATTACAGATGCACGTTTTAAAACGTATGGATGTGGTTCAGCGATTGCAAGTAGTTCGTTGGTTACAGAGTGGATCAAAGGCAAAACATTGGACGAAGCATCAACTATCACGAACACGACCATCTCGGAAGAATTGGCTCTCCCGCCAGTTAAAATACATTGTTCAATACTCGCTGAAGACGCTATAAAAGCCGCAATTAACGATTACAAAGGTAAATATGATAAACTTAACTGTGAATGCAATTGAACAAATAAAAGAGATTCTGCTGGAAGAAAATAATAAATACGTCAGAGCATTTATCTCTGGCGGTGGTTGTTCTGGTTTCAATTATGGTTTTACACTAGATGATGATAAAAATGAAGACGATTTTGAGGTATCTGAAAATTTACTTGTTGATGCAATGAGTATGCAATATTTTTCAGGCGCCACAATAGATTACACAAAAGATAAATTAAAGGGATCACAGTTTATAATTAGCAACCCAAATGCTAAAACAACATGTGGTTGCGGTAGCAGTTTTAGCGTATAAGAAAGAACAAAATGGCAACCACTGTAGAAAGAATTGGTATAGTTGAAACTAAGGTAGAAAACCTTAGCGAAAAACTGGATGACTTAAAGGTTGGTGTTAAGGAGATGCATGATTGCCTTGACAATACCCGTGACAGCTTGACAGATAAACTAAATGAGATGTATAATGCATCATGTGAACAACATGCCGAATTGGCCAAGAAGATTGGTAGCCTGGAACAAATCCGTCAAAAAATGATTTGGATGGTAGCTGGTGGTGTTGCATTTGCCGGCATTCTTTCCGGTCATTTTGAAAAAATCGTTGCTTTTATCAATTGATTGTTGTATAATCTAGATTCTTTGCAATCTTTCTACTTTTTGTTATGTCCGTTTTTATTGATAGAACCTTTCTGCTGAGGGTATCCCCGAAGCTTCAAAAATTCACACAGAAGAAGACCGACCTGTATAACTTCAGGTGTCCTCTCTGTGGCGATTCTTCCAAAAACAAAACCAAAGCTCGTGGTTATATTTTTGCCAAAAAGAACAACTACTTTTATATGTGCCACAATTGTGGTGCATCCATTAACTTTTATAATTTTCTGGAAAAAGTAGACGAATCTCTTTGCAAAGAATATGCTTTAGAACGGTATAAAAATGCCGACACAGGAACAAAAAAAGAAAAACCAACCTTTGATGAATTTAAAACTGAAGCACCAAAGTTCAAAAAGAAATTGCAAATTCCTTCCATTGAATCGTTACCAGAAGCGCATTTTGCTAAGGCATATGTTCAATCCCGTAAAATTCCAGAGGCCTTTCATTCGGACTTATATTTTGCAGAGGACTTTAAAGGCTTTGTTGAAAAACTCGGTATCGAAAAGGAAGGTCTCAAGGAAGAGGACCCAAGATTGGTAATTCCTTTCTATGATGAAGATAAGAATCTAGTGGCCTTTCAAGGTCGAGCACTTGGTGAATCTAAGCTTAGATATATTACCATAAAGACCGACAACGACAACCACAAGTTGTTCGGCACAGACAGGATCAATCAGGAAGAGATGATTTATGTTGTGGAAGGTCCTATTGACTCCATGTTCTTAGAGAATGCCGTGGCCACTGCCGATTCAAATTTGATGGCCGCAGCTAAACATTTCGACAAGTCTAAGATTGTATTGGTGTACGATAATGAACCACGAAATAAAGAACTACATAAGCAGATGGACAAGGCCATTGAGGAACACTACAATGTGGTAATCTGGCCAGAAATGATTGAAGAAAAAGATGTAAATGATATGGTTTTGAATGGTTTCTCACCAGATGAAATACAAGATATCATAAGTAAATATACCTTTGTGAACCTTAGAGCAAAGATGGAATTTATTAACTGGAAAAAGACTTGAAATGGAGATTTTGTTATGAATGTAAAATTGATATCATACACACAGGGAGCAGACGGCAAGAATTTGTTGGAACAGGTTGCATATGCAGCCAGAGTGTCAAATCCTGCCAATCAAAATAATAGCGATACAGCTGAAAAGTTGGTTCGTTATCTTATCAAAAATCAACATTGGTCACCATTAGAGATGGTGAACATTTGTCTGGAGATAGAAACTACTAGAGATATTGCAAGGCAGATTTTGCGGCACCGTTCCTTCTCCTTTCAGGAATTCAGCCAGCGTTATGCTGTTGCGGACCTTGGTTGGGAACTGAAAGAAGCCAGGTTACAAGATACTAAAAATAGGCAGAATAGTATTGTGACTGACAACTTGGCCTTACAGGCCTGGTGGGAAACACAACAAAAAAGAGTTATAGAAGCATCACAGAGCGCATATGATTGGGCTATTGCAAATGGCATCGCTAAAGAACAGGCAAGGGCAGTGCTACCGGAGGGCATGACAGTTTCTCGTTTGTACATGAACGGAACGCTTCGCAGTTGGGTTCACTATATACAACTCCGCAGCGAAAAGGGAACACAAAAAGAACATCGTGATGTTGCGATACATTGTGCAAGTGTAATTGAACCAATTTTTCCTATGATTAAGGAATATGTAAATGTCTAAACTTATTAATGATGTGAATTGGTTATCTTTAAGAGAGGGATTTTTAAACAATGAACCTTTTAATCATGTCATCATTGATAATTTTTTTACGGAAGAAACGGTAAATAATCTTTTATTGGAATTTCCAAATTATGAAAGTGAGAAATGGGATTTTCATTATTCGAATGCGATTGAAAATAAAAAGGCTTGCAACCATTGGGATAAATTTCCAAAAACAACATACTTGGTTATGAGTTATCTTTGTGGACCAGAATTCAAAAAGATTGTGGAAGATATTACAGGACAAAAAAGTGTTCAAGCTGATGTTGGATTACATGGCGGTGGATGGCATGCTCACAAAACAAATGGTAAATTAAACATTCATTTGGATTATTCAATACATCCAAAATTAGGTTTAGAGAGAAAATATAATTTAATAATTTATTTGACACCAAATTGGTTACCTGAATGGAGTGGTGGACTGGAATTATGGAGTCATGATGATGCCACAGGCCGTGCAAAAGAACGTGTGGCATTGGTTGAGAATCAATTCAATCGTGCAGTATTATTTGATACCACACAGAATTCATGGCACGGTTTACCGGACAACTTAAATTGTCCGGATGGTGAAATGAGGAGAAGTCTTGCTATATACTATGTCACAGAACCAAGTGAAATTGCATCTCCAAGAAGTAAGGCTCTATTTGTTCCACATGGTGACCAAGTAAATGATGAATCTGTATTAAAATTGATAGAACAGCGAAGCAATATTGAAACAGCAAATCTGGTGTATAGAGAGAATAAAAAATAATGTATTGTAATAATAAGGAGTATATCAATGAACAGTAAAAATGATGTTGAAACTTTTATGATTGCTTGTGGTCAAACACAAAAAGATTTTGGACCACAAGCAGAATTATATGTTGACTTAATCGTTGAAGAATTCAAAGAACTTGTGACAGCATACGGCAATAGGGACAAAGTGGAAATTGCTGATGCTTGTGCAGATTTGAAATGGGTGATTGAAGGGCTAGAATATTCTTTAAATATTCCACAACAAGAAGTGTGGGATGAGGTGTCTAGAAGCAATCTAGCCAAAATCAGCCCTAGCGGTAAAGTAGAAAAAAGAAAAGACGGTAAAGTGTTAAAACCAGAAGGTTGGACACCACCCAATATTAAAGCAATTATAAGAAAGTAAAAATATGGAATACATGGGTGTCAAAATAGACTTGGAAAAAGATAAACTATTTGATGAATTAGGAATAAAGCGATTACAAGAATCGTACATGAAAGATGATGAAACCTCACCACAACAAAGATTTGCGTTTGTATCAAAAAGTTTTGGAAGTAATTCTGAACATGCTCAGCGCCTTTACGATTACGCCTCTAATCATTGGCTCAGTTATTCTACTCCAATTCTTTCTTTTGGCCGGTCTAAGCGTGGCATGCCTATTTCGTGCTTTCTTAACTACATTGAAGATACTGCGGAGGGTTTAGTTGAAAACTTATCTGAAACCAATTGGCTCAGTATGTACGGCGGTGGAGTGGGTATTGGCTTCGGCATTAGGTCTGCTGATGACAAGTCTACTGGTGTTATGCCTCACCTTAAAATTTACGATGCATCTTCTTTGGCTTATCGTCAAGGCCGGACTCGCCGTGGTTCTTATGCCGCTTATCTTGATATATCTCACCCTGATATTATTCCGTTCCTAGAAATGCGTAAACCAACAGGTGACCAAAATGTTCGTTGCCTGAATTTACATCATGGTATTAATATCACTGATGACTTCATGTCACTTATTGAAAAATGTATGTTGGATCCTGAAGCGGCCGATAGTTGGCAACTAAGAGATCCACACTCTGGTGAAGCGAGAGAAGTGGTGTCAGCAAAACATCTGTGGCAACAAATTCTTGAAATGCGTATGCACACCGGCGAACCATACATTCACTATATTGATACAAGCAATAGAATGTTGCCACAATTTTTAAAAGACAAAGGATTGAAAGTGCATCAATCAAATCTTTGTTCAGAAATTATTTTACCAACTAATGAACAACGTACCGCAGTGTGTTGTTTGTCCTCTTTAAATTTGGAACACTATGATGAATGGAAAGACCATCCTACTTTTCTTCGTGATGTTGCTGAAATGCTTGACAATGTTCTTCAGTATTTTATTGATAATGCTCCTTCCACCATTCAGCGTGCAAAGTATTCTGCCAGTCGTGAGCGCAGCATTGGTGTCGGTGCTTTGGGTTTCCATGCTTATCTACAACGGAAGGGTGTCGCATTTGAAGGTGTGATGGCCAAAGTTGCAAACAATCAAATGTTCAAACAAATTAGAAAGGGATTAGATGAAGCTAATATCAGTTTGGGAAAAGAACGTGGCGAAGCTCCAGATGCTGTTGGCAGCGGTCAACGTTTCAGTCATCTTATGGCTATTGCTCCAAATGCTTCTTCGTCTATCATTATGGGAAATACTAGCCCTAGTATCGAACCTTATCGTGCTAATGCTTATCGTCAGGACACGTTATCTGGCGCATTTCTAAACAAGAATCGTTGGCTAGATATAATCATCAAAGGTCTAACACAAACAGAGGAAGAATATAATGATATTTGGTCATCAATTATTGCAAATGATGGTTCAGTTCAACATTTGAATATTCTTGATGAAAATCAAAAAGCAGTATTCAAAACATCTATGGAAATTGACCAACGTTGGGTGATTGAATTAGCTGCTGACCGCCAAATGTACATCGATCAAGCACAATCATTGAATTTGTTCTTCCGTCCAGATGCACACATCAAGTACATTCATGCTATACACTTCATGGCATGGAAAAAGGGTGTGAAAACACTTTACTACTGCCGTTCAGAAAAATTGGCCAAGGCTGACAAAGTATCCAAGAAGATTGAACGTCAAGTTATCAAAGAACTGGATATGATTCAAGTAGCACAAGGAAATGATTGTATAGCTTGCGAAGGATAAAATTATATTATGATAAATGAAACTAAATTATTTCAATTCGATGAATCTTTCAATGATGTAATGGATTCTATAAGAAAAAATTATGCTAAAAAAATGACTTATGGATGGAAATCAAATGAAGACAAATCTTATGATTTTGGCCACTGGAATAATAAAATATTAATGAATAGTGTTAATTATATCTATGACCACGGTAAAATGCCTTTTATTGATAAATTACAGGATATTAAAATAATTTGGAATGTAATTCAACAACAAATTGGAAAAAGATGTTTATTGAAAGCCTATGTTAATGGTTATACTTACGGAACAGATGCATATTTACATAGAGATGATTCTTGGATAACAAAGCAATATGGTAAAAATTCTGTAAGTGAAACTATTATAGTTTATTTAAATGAAAACTGGAATCCAGATTGGGCCGGAGAAACTGTGATTGTTAGTGAAGAAGGTGAAATTGAACTTTCGATTCTACCTAAGAAAAATAAAGTATTGGTTTTTGATTCAAACAAATTACATGCTGCGAGACCAGTTAGTAGAAGTTGTCCAGAGTTAAGAATGGTTTTGGTACTCAAAACAGTAGATGAAAAATGTTTGAATAAAGAAGTTGATTTTATTTACAATCAAACTCTAAATGATAAACATAGTGGTAAAACATTTTTCGAACACTTATATAGAACTTGTATAATATTGGAAGATAGTAAAGAACGCAAAGATGTTTGTTCCGCTGGCCTTTTTCATTCTATATACGGGACAGAATATTATGATTACAAAAATAAAGTTGATAGAAAAACTGTTGAAAATTTAATAGGTACATATTCAGAAAATTTGGTTTATGAATTTTGCACACTTAAAAACAGACTTGATTCATTGCTGAATAACACCAAAAATTATAATCAATCTGTTAGACGGGATTTAATGGTAATTGAATATGCAAATTTATTGGAACAAGGAACAAATTATCCACAAAAAATTGAACAATTAAAAAACGAAATAGTAAAATTGAAACATTTAAAATGAAACCCACTATAGCATTGTTTATACATGATCCAAAGTGTTCAGTGCAAAGCGGAAATGGAATTATCAAGGCTTTAGGTTCACACTACAATTTCAAATTGTTTTCAAAGAATGAAGTTGAAGATAATTTCTTTAATGATGTTGATATGGTTGCAGTACCTGGTGGTTTTGGTGATTCTGATTCATATGATACATTATTCAAGTATAATTCTGAAAGAGTAATTGAGTTTGTAGAGAATGGTGGTCACTATCTTGGTATTTGTATGGGTGCATATTGGGCTGGTAAAGATTACTTTAATATACTTGACAAGTTAGATGTTGTACAGTATATTAAACGACCTGGCACCTGTACAAAACGACCACATGCAAAGAATATGCGTGTTATGTGGAAAAACTGTTATGGTTCGATTGAACCTTACAGGATGTTCTTCTATGATGGTTGTGCTATAGTTGGTGGTGATATGTCACCTTATGAATCGTTTGGAACATATAGTAATGGTGATAACATGGCTATCATACAGAATCGTATAGGTTTAATTGGTTGTCATCCAGAAAGTGAACAGTTTTGGTATGATAGCTATAGTTGGATGAAGGGTTATTATCATCAGGGTATACACCATGATTTATTACTCGACTTTGTAAACGAATTAATGGATAGATAAAGAATGTCACATATTGTTGCTAATCTTCCACCGATAAAATGTTTTATTAGAAAAGAGTTTCTCTATGACTTTGAGAAGGGCCATGGAGAACTTGAACCTTGTTGGTGGATAACAATAAAATCCCAAAGAAGCCAAGCGTTTAGGATTGAATCATACTTAAATCAATATGGTGCATTGTATGATAAACTTCCACTACACGCTTACTGTTGGAAGCCGATAGAAGGTGATCCATATCCTTTGGATTTTTTACAATTATGGAACAGTATGTCTTACGATATCACGGTGATTAAAAAAGCAATGATAGCAAACATGAGATGTAAAATTAAAATGAAAGATGGATCTTGGTTAGGTGGTGAATATCTTTTTACAGTTGATTCAGCACATCCAGATTTTAACACTCTTGATTGTGGGCATAGTGAAGATGTTGAGGATCACAAATCTTTTAACTTTATTAAATGTGACAATGGTCAATTTGCAGCCCAACCAAATAATCGTGTTGTTATTTTGGAGCCAGCATCTAATCCTAAAGAAATGAAGATACCAGATTTTAATGTTGCTACTACAAGATGGAATGTTGAAATGGATCCAAAGTGGGATTATGGCATGCCAGAAAACAAATGGCGAATGAACGAATAACAAACAATAAGGAAAAAATGAAAAAAATAATTATAAGTGTAATAGCCATGCTATCCATCGTAGCATTTGCACAAGGCAAACAAAAAGAGGGTGTCATTTATGATGCAGTTATCACCAGAGTTATTGATGGTGATACTGTAGCATTCCAAGCACCATTTCTGCCAGCACCGTTGAAGCAGGAACTATCTATTCGTGTGTTCGGTGTTGATACACCAGAAAAAGGACATAGAGCGCAATGCCCAAGCGAGGATCAAAGAGGTCAGGCCGCATCTGCATTTACTAAAGCACAAATAAGCGCATCCACAAAGCGTCAGGTCATTCTAATGGACTGGGACAAATATGGTGGGCGTGTGTTGGGTGATGTTATTCTTGATGGTAAGAGTTTGCGTCAGATGTTGATATCAAATGGTTATGCCCGTGAGTACTACGGTGAAGCCAAACAAAGCTGGTGCAATTGATATGAGAATTTTAAGATTTACAGCATCATGGTGTGGTCCATGCAAATTATTAGCAAAGAATTTGGAAGAAGCCGACATTAGTATACCAATTGAGGTTGTTGATGTTGATGTTCATTCCGATGTTGCAGTAGAATACGGCATTCGTGGTGTACCAACATTAATTTTATTAGATGAAAATAATAATATATCTAAAAGACTTGTTGGCAATAAAACAGTTTCAGAATTAAAGGAATGGGTCATAACATGATTAAGAAAACACAAACAAGATTAACAGATGAGAGAAACAGTTTCAAACCTTTCAATTATCCTTGGGCATATGATGCATGGTTGAAGCATGAACAATCACATTGGTTACATACAGAAGTTCCAATGGCAGAAGATGTTAAAGATTGGAAAAAGAAGTTGTCAACCGAAGAAAAGCAATTTCTAACACACATCTTCCGATTCTTTACACAAGGTGATATTGATGTGGCTGGTGGGTATGTTAAGAATTATCTGCCGCATTTTCCACAACCAGAAGTTCGTATGATGTTGATGGGTTTCGCTGCAAGAGAAGCACTTCATGTGGCCGCCTATAGTCACTTGATTGAAACACTTGGATTACCAGAAACAACATACAACCAATTCTTAGATTATCAGGAGATGAAAGATAAACACGATTATGTTTTGGATATCTCTAATACGAATGGTGACCTCTCTAGTACTGCTACTCACATTGCTGTTTTTTCCGCTTTTACCGAAGGTATGCAGCTTTTTAGTTCTTTTATCATGTTGCTTAATTTTCCACGCCACGGTAAAATGAAGGGTATGGGTCAAATTGTTACTTGGTCTATTGTTGATGAAACAATGCACGCTGAATCAATGATTAAATTGTTCCGTACATACATTGAAGAAAATAAAGAAATTTGGAATGATGAACTTAAAGGTAAGATATATACAATTGCTGAGAAGATGGTTCAATTAGAAGATAAGTTTATTGATTTAGCATTTAGTATGCAAGCTATAGAAGGTCTAACCAATGCTGATGTTAAACAATACATTCGTTATATTGCTGACCGTAGACTTATTAGTCTTGGCCTAAAAGGCATCTTTAAAGTGAAGAAGAACCCATTACCTTGGGTTGAAGAAATGATTAATGCACCAACACATACCAATTTCTTTGAGAATCGTGCTACTGACTATGCTAAGGGTGCGTTGTCGGGTAATTGGGGTGATGTTTGGGCTAAAGCAGCTTAAAGGAAGAAAATGGGAACAAAAACAATAACAGCAGAATGTTTAAACTGTGAATCGAGCTATGATATGATTTATATGGAAGAATTAGTATCGGAAGAATATCCGGAGTTTTGCCCATTTTGCGGTGAAACAATAGAATCATTAACCGAAGAAGAAGAAGATAATGAAGATGATGATTCCGATGAAGACAAATGGGAATAAACTGGACATATAAAAGTGAAGATTTTACAGAAGATTTAATTGGTGACAATTACGGTTTTGTGTATATTATAACAAATCAAGTTACCAATAAAAAATACATTGGTAAGAAATTCTTTTATTCATCAAAAACAAAACAAGTGAAAGGTAAGAAGAAAAAATTCAAAGTTTCTTCGGACTGGCAAACTTACTATGGTAGTAATGAGGAATTGAAAAAAGATGTTATAATGCATGGCCAAGATTTGTTTAGCCGAGAAATCATACATCTGTGTAAAAGTAAAGGTGAATGTGGTTATCTTGAAGCTAAAGAACAATTTGTTCACGGTGCTTTAGAAACAGATAACTATTACAATTCTTGGATTATGGTAAGAGTAAGAAAGTCACACATTAAAGGTTTGCAATGTTAGAGTACTTGAAGGATATTGAGGAATATGATGCTTTGTTTTTCATGCCTCATCCAGATGTGGATATACACATTCAATCAAATAGATACAAAAATCCTGGAACACCAATAGATGTTGGTTCTATTGGACCAAGTTGGCATGTTTTGTTGTTTAGGCACAACGAAGAAACAGACACAGTGGAAAACTTGGAAGCATTTGATGCTGTTTTGAGTGAACCCAGAGAATATATTTCAACATTAATACCAAATGGTTGGTTTGGCATAGTTGCCAAAAAAACAACAACATCCAATTCTTTTATGTCTGATGCGCTTGACAAAATTAAGAGTTTGATGTAAAATAGAATCTTTGAAACTGAAAGTATACTATGATTCTTGTTGACCTTAACCAGGTATTGTTGGCTGGACTGATGGCACAAATTGCCAGTCAAAAGGGTGTTAAATTAGAAGAAGGTCTTATCAGACATATGGTCCTGAACATCATCAGGACGCACCTAAAGACATTCCGTAAAGAATATGGTGAAGTTGTACTCTGTAGTGACAACCGCAAATACTGGCGCAAGGAGTTTTTTCCTTTCTACAAGGCCGGCCGCAAGAAAACAAGAGAAAAATCAGACCTTGATTGGCACATGATTTTTGACATGCTTGCAAAATTCAAACAAGAGTTGCGTGACAATTTCCCCTACAAAGTTGTTGATGTTGAGGGAGCAGAAGCGGACGATATCATTGGTACACTTGTACCTCGCCACATCATGCACGAAAACCTCCTAATCATTTCAAGTGATGGTGATTTTCTACAATTACAAATGTATAATGGTAGAAGTGAATTTACTGTCAAGCAATATAATCCTGCACAAAAGAAATTTCTCATTTCGGAAAATCCAATAGCCGAATTGAAAGAAAAAATCATCCGTGGAGATAAAGGTGACGGCATACCGAATGTGTTATCAGTATCGGATTGTTTTGTGCGTGATATTCGTCAAACACCAATCAACAAAGGTAAACTTGATAAATTGATGGAAAAAGATTATGGTCTATGGGAAGATGAAAATGCTAGAATTGGTTTTTCTCGTAACCAGACACTCATCGACCTCAGAAATATACCAGGCGATATCAAAGAGAAAATCATAAATACTTATGAAGAAACTAAACCAGCACCCAAAGGTAAAATTTTGGATTATTTAATTGCCAACAAACTGAAAAGTTTAATTGATGTTATTGAGGAATTTTAATGAAACCGTTATATGAAATATTTGACGCAATTGATGATGCTCTAAGTAGAAAAGAGAGAATGGACATAATTAGCCAAAATTTGTCACAACCACTAGTTGATGTTTTCAAGTTAACATATCATCCAGATTTTCAATGGAAGGTAAAAGAAATACCTGAAAATTATAAAGTGCCAACTGATATGTTACCTGGTATCACGCATGATAGTCTAGCACACCAGCTGCGTAGATTGTATATGTTTCAAGAAGGCAATCCAATGGCCGAAACATTGACAGATAGAAGAAGAAATGAACTATTGATTCAGATGTTGGAATCAATCGAACCAAGAGAAGCGGAAATCTTATTGGGTATATTCCAAAAAGATTTGGGAGTAAAAGGTATTAACTATAAATTTGTAAAAGAGGCATTTCCAGACCTTCTACCATAATGGACAGAGAAAAAATAATTGTCATATCCGGTGAATTTGATCCTCCTTCTTATAATGAATTTAAATTATTAAAAAAATGCAAGTCAATGTGTGATTGGCTTGTTGTTGGCGTACATTCTGATGCTTACATGAAGTTACTCAGAAATGGTTATAAAAATACACTCGACCAAAGAAAAGAAGTAGTAGGAAGTTTTCCATTTGTTGATGAGGTGTTCTCATATAATGATAAAGATGGAACATCATGCAATTTGTTGAAATTAATAAAAATATGTTACCCAATGTCGAATATAATCTATGTGTCACAAACAGACATAACAAATATGCCAGAATCTCGTATTCGTGGCATAACCTTTGAGACTATTAAATAAGGAGTTAAATTAAAGTGTCAAAATTTTCCGGTAAGTTTCGCAATTACGATGATGATGAGAATTTCAATTTCAAATCAAGAAAAAAGAAAAAAGATCAACAAAAAACCACAAGAAATGTGTCTAATTATGATAATTATGATCTTTTCACTGGTTATGAAGATTATCAAAAACCTGCTAGAAGAAAAGCAAAACAATTCTAGTGTTGTTTTTGTGCAACACACATATTGACAAATGCCTTGAATAGTGTATAATACACTTATTCGTTGGAGAAATTTTATGATGTTCTATGTACGTTCACCTAAGTCCAAGGCCAAAAAAGTGCCTAAGGCTAAGCTCGAGCAATACGAAAAATGGTTGGAATCACACCAACCAACAAAACCACTTAAAATCCAAAAAACCAACAATATATTGTCTTATAAGCTGTCAACACCTGTTGGCCGTGAAACCAAACAATACAAATCGTTAAATACCGGTGAAGTTGGTGCAACCAAAGCTGAACCAAAGGTTTATACTGGTACAAACATGCTGGGTATTGCAACAATGCATAAATCTAACGCTGTTCCCGTGTTTAACACTGAAGCAGCTGTTGAAATTTCAAACATGAGGCGCTAAAATGAGTAAAAAACTGAGTTTTGTTGTAAAATTGCAACGACCGGTGTGTCGAACACCAATTAAGCCTGTGCAAGCGCATAAAAATGTTGCAAAATACAGTCGTAAAAATGATAAAAAGACAATTTTGTCGCA